TCATCATCATTGAATTTTGAATTCTATTGTTATGTAGTATTCGAGATGTTTGTAAGACGTGAAATGATATCATTGTTCCAGGAAGAAACAAATAATCTTTACAAAACAGATTCTGATGTCGTCGAGGTATATAACAGGGTTTATGAAAGACTTGAACAGATATTCGAAACATTGAATGATCAACAAGTCAAACACATGAAGTCATCTGTCGATAAAACACTTTCTGAAATAACTTCTTATTCTACCGGAGAAAAGTTATCATACATTAAAACAGGAATACGTATTATTGATGAATATGTATATCTTGCTCCTAAATTCATATTAGGTATTGCTGCTCCCAGAGGATGTGGTAAAACACGTTATCTTATTCATCTTATTCGTAATATATTTGAAAATAATGATAAAGATGATATTGCCGCTTTATGGTATTCGATGGAAGATAGTGACAGCAAGATTATAAGATTATTCGCAGCACCCTCTACAGGGCTTACAGACAATCAAATGCAGTCCAAGGGATACAAACTATCGGAAAATGAATTAGGACGCGTTACGGCAGCTATAAATAGGTTTTCCAACTACAACATTGACTTTGTTAATGAACAGGATTCCATGAATAAGATAACACGTAAGTTTAACCAGTTCATGCGTAAACATAATAATAAGACATGTTTCCTTATCATTGACAATATCATGCTTATTGATGACCTTTATTCTTCTAAAGATGGTAACCAAACATCAATAGAAGACCGTATAGCTGCATCAATGCGTAACATAGTAAACAAAGCCGATAAAAGAGGACATAATGCTATCATTATATTTCTTCATCATATGACAAAAGAAATGGAATCAAGAGCTAATTCAGAAGAAGCTTATAGACCCAAACTTAATCACATGAAAGGAACAACACGATTTGCCGATATATGTAATGCCGTTATATTACTCAATAACCCGGGTATGCATAAAGACCTTATCAAAAGACACCTTTCCCTTCCTGATATCAAATGCCTTAATAGTGATGGTACAACTAAATTAGTCAAGCGTTCAGTACTATTACAAAACCTTCTTATATCAGAAGTGGCAAAAAACAGGGACGGAGAAATGTCAGATGATAATAAAGCCGTACACAGGGATATTGTTGATTTTGGATTAATGAAGTTTAATGAATTAAAAACTATAAAGTGATGGAAGAAAAAATGGTTTATATTCTTAATACTCAAAAATCAGAACTTATTAGTGATGATATTCCTGATATTGAGTTTATAAAAAAAGGTCGTAAAATGACAATTGAAGAATTGATTTATAATCTCAATAGAGATTTAATTAATATTGAATTAAACTGGTTCAGAATAATATAAAATATAATAAAATGAAAAAAAATAATTTAACTATTACAATTTCAGGAGAACGTGCTTCCGGGAAATCACATCTTTTATTTTTATTAAAAAACTATTTACGTGATAATAATTTTAATGTTGAATATGAATTAAATGCAGATTATCCAACAGAAATTCTTTTTGACAATCAAATTAATCGTAAATTTGATAATGTTATTGAAATTATTAAAGAAAGAAGTAATATTATATTGAAAGAGATTGTTACGCAAGAAAAGTAGATAATATGAAACATGGAACTGTATCCGGCAACTATTGTGGTGAACATATAACATTACAACAAATTAATAAGACCAAAGCAAAATTATTCTTTGATAAAGGAAAAGAGATATTCTTTTCTCCATGTAATATGAGAGTATTCAATGCGTTTCATACATTAACATCATTCAAAAAAAATGATATTATAGATTTTGATTTCAATAAATTAGTAGATCATTATGAATATTATAATTGCAATAACAATGAAGTAGGAACATACACATCATTTTTTATTAAAACAAGCTAATGAATAAATACCAATATCGGTGCATTAAAGAAAGTCTTATAAGAGATAAATATCTTACTAATCTACTGTTAGAACCTATAATGGGTAAGACAATTAATGACATTAAATTGAAATTTAAAGATTTTGAAGAAATACCAATGTATCACCTTACAAAAGGTAATCATACATATGTATTAAGAAGTTATAGTTGTGCCAGATTTGCTGAATCATTGTATGTAATAACACATAATGATAAAATAATTTATTATAAAACATCATCTATATTTGCCGAAGCATCTTCCGCTTGGCATATGATAACAGCAGTATATCATGGTTATAGAACAGGTATAGCTATATATGAATGGCAATCAGTTGATGATTTTGACTGTTATAATATAAGTGATTGGCACACCAAAAGCTATAATGAACCTTGGTTTCAATATTATCTTTCAGATTATCAAAGACGGATGTATGACAAAACAAAAAAACTTTATATCGACAAACGATTAATAACAAAAGAACAAGAACAAGAAATACTTAAAGGATTATATCAACAGGTTTAATAACAATTAATAAATTTATCATGACAAAAGAACTTTTAAAACCAAGTAAAAGAACATTAAACTTTACATCGGATAACCCGATCGAAACATTGACATTGGATGAACTCAAATCAACCTACTTGGAACATAATGTTCAGGGTGAACCAATGTATAATAATATCTATCATTATGACCTTATTGAACGTGTAGCAAGCATTTGTGAGCGTCATAAGCTTGATTATAATATCGAAGAGATATTTGCAGCTCAAAACAAACGTAAAGGCTATGATGGTGTTGCAGTAGCTCCTCACATGGAAAATGAATATGGTAAAAACGCTCTTGAAGCACATGCGCTCAGACGTGTATTTACTACCATACGCATCAATAACAAAGAAGATGAAGAATCAAATACCGGACTTGTTATTGCCTATCATCAGGATGGTATTCAACTTGCTATAGGTCCGAACATCAAGATGTGTCATAACCAATGTATTCTGGGACGTTCACGTGTTGTTCAAACATACGGTGGTGATGATAAGGTTAAAGACATTGATAAAATCATGGATATTGTTGATGATTGGTTACACAACTTTGACCAGACAAGAGAACATGATATTAAAGTGTTGGAACAAATGAAGCTTATCAATACTTCCTATAATAATGTTATGGAGTTAATCGGTCGTCTTAATGCCGTTCGTGTTGCTAAAGACAGTAAAGATACTCGTATCAAAGATAATGTAAACCTTGGTAAGACATATCCTCTTAACCAGGCACAAATATCAGAATTTACAGAAAAGTATCTCCTTAAATGTGTTGAGATAGGCTCTACAGATATGTCATTATTCGAAGTGTATAATATAGCTACCGAGTTATATAAACCAGGCAAGACTGATTTTCCCAATATCATAGCACAAAATATAGGATGGGCTGAATTTCTTGTCAATGAATACAAATTAACTGAAGGGAATGATCAAGCATAATAACATAACCATCAAGGTTCAGAACATATTAGGCATGACACTCGATGTAATCACTTATGAAAGCTGTGAAGCAACAGTAGCAGTAGGTGATGATTGGGCTACAGTATATTCCATTAAATCAAAAGAACAAGGAAAAGGTCATGCCCAGACACTATTGACAGATGCTAAAGACTATTATGAAAAACGTAATAGAAAATTTGGTTCATCTGTTACCCTCTCACCGGCAATAAAACACATTATTGATAAGTTAGGTATTGAAGAATATTCAGATTACTGATATGATAACATACGAAAACATAATTGAATACTTCAAAGCATGTGGTGCCGTATATTATAAGACCCATATAGTTAAATTCAATCATCCTGTTAATGGTACTGTTGATTATCCTTTCTGTTTACATTTCTTTGATGAAAATGATAAAGAGATAGGATACTATCATAAAGATATAAGTATGTACTATAAGTTTCCGGATAATGAAAGACGCGTATGGCACGAATCATTTTTTAATAACAAGTATTACTCAGATAAAATTTATTTATAAAAATATTTGCTAATATATTTGCATAATTGAAATTCTTGTATTTTCTTTGCAGTGTTATCTACGGAAGAGATACAACACATAAAAGAAATTAAGGCAAAAATCGGTTTATTAACCGGTAAGCCTTGGAAAACTCTGGCTAAAGTATCTCTTCCGATAACAGTCAGAGTTTTCTCTTTTATGGTCTATCGGTCAAGAGTACGTTTGGCGATAAAAGTAAACCTCTAAAAGAATGGTGTGCGATAAGAGGATGGAGCAAGGTTAATCCATGTACAGTTGATACAGCAACTAAAGTAACCGAAGTAACAGCACTGTCATTGTCTGTTGCCCTGAAGACGAAACGACCGATTGACGGCAGTATCGTTAAGAAAGGATAATCCCCGGGTAAGGGGTACTTATATCCTTTCTTCTCACTCCCTCTTTCAAACACTATCACTTAAAAGTATATAATATACTACTTAACTTAATACTTATATAACTTATAATATATCTGTTATATTAATATCATTAACAATAATAACAATGAAATAATTGAAAACATTTTATTTCTTTTGTGATGGAGCATCCGAACCTACTAATCCCGGACCATCTGCATTTGCTTGGACTGAACTTGCCACATATCATGATAAACATGAAATCCGTTCTTTCTCTCAATATATAGGAACAGCAACAAACAACATAGCTGAATTAATGGCTATACAATCAGTACTTCAACATATCATGGATAATCAATCTGATTATTTGTCTGATAGTAGTAATGTGATATATATCTATTCTGATAGCATGTATGCTCTTGACTGTATCCGTAAATGGTATCCTAATTGGGTACTTAAAAGAAAACTTGATGATAAAAAGAATCTTGATATTATTAAGCCGGCACATGAGAACTATGCACGTATCTCTATGATGGTAAAAGTAGTATTGGATTGGATTAAAGGTCATAGCGGTCACTGGGGTAATGATAGGGCTGATGAATTATGCGAGATAGCCATTGCTAATGCACAGCATGCTCCACAAGCAAAGAAAAAGCGTAAAACGAAGAAAGATACCATAATGGAATTAAAAGTGCTTACAGAGTCTTTAAATAGGCTCATAGACGAGTATGAAAAGAAACTTGGTGAAATTAAGAAGTTACAAAAAACATTAAATAAGAAATAATATGATTTGCATAGATTATAAAGCAACTATATGGAATAGATTATATTTTAATGATGATTCTAATGTTGATAATATAATAGAAGCACTTAAAAATGGTGAAGATCCAAGGGATTTAGCTACAGATGAATATAAATTCAGTCATTGTCTATTTATAGATGGTAGTAGTGAATTAATATATCCGGACGAAAATGATAATCCATATACTATTAAAGTAATTGATTTAACTACTTATAAAGGATTATGGACAAATGAAACTTTAATAAATCATGAGTGATCAAATAATAACCCATAAAGGTAAGATACTTGAATTAGCAGCCGAATTAGCGCATGATGCTACATATAATGAATTGAAAGATATATATCCTACTGATGATGATCTTTGGAATGAAACACAATATACCAGAAACTACAAAGAAGATGTTCAGGATGTGTTTTATAGATGGTATGATTATTTCTTGGAGCGTATTAGTGATATATTAGAAATAGAATTATAATATGACAGATAGCGATTTACAACAGGACTTATGGACATTGTATGAACAGGAACAAAACCAACATGAGAATGAATTCCTTGAATTTATAGAAATGATGGAACATCGTTCTTTTATATTAAGAGAAACACCATGTCCTAATTGCGGGCATAAAGCCCTTGAACCGATATCTCTTAGTGAATCAACTTGTGAAAACTGTAATAAAACATTTGTAATATGACACCAGAACAAATGACACCAGGACAAATATTCAGGTCAGCAGTAAGAGGAGCAAACGTAATGACTCCTCATGTAATGAGATACAAACATGTAGGTGATAAAATAGTCGTTGAATTATCTGAAGGGACAGGTTTTTCTGACGACAAGTTATATGGCGTTACAGTCGTTCGTAAAGTAGACAACATATGGAAACATGACCACGAAACAAGTAAATGTTTTCATGATTATGATGAAGCAATTAATTATATCAAAAATTTAAAATAATAACAATGTCAGAAATCAGTATTAGCTTTAAAAATTACAAGCTATTAAAAGAAGGAGAGATTAATCTCAGCAATGGAACAATATTCTTTGTTCAAGGTCCAAACAATGTAGGAAAAACATCATTCTTGAATCTGTTACGCTCCATAATGGAGGTTAAAGACGAAACAGAAAACCCGGTTACATTTGGAGAGAAAGAAGGATTTGCTACAGGTAAGATTATCGGTGCTGATGGTAAAAGTTACCAATTCCGTTATGACTTTAATGTAGATGGTAAAAATAAATTTCAGTTTGTCGATGAAAACAATCGTGTCATAAAGACAGTAGGCGAGATGCGTGATATATTTAATTATACTCATTTTACGGTAGAAGAGTTCTTTGATTGGAGTAAGTCTGTTCCCGGGCGTAAGAAACAACGTGATATATTCATGAAGTTGCTTACCGATAAAGAAAGGGTTGATATTGAAGATATCGACAAAAAGATTAATACTACAAATGGTGAATTCATTGAATCAAGAAAGAATCTTAACCGTGAAGTTGACTTTTTAAAGAAAAGAATTGACTCTGTAATATTATCTGTTGAGCAAAAGAATTTATATGCTGATCGTGTAAATATTCAGAAGCTGTTTGCAGAGCTTACAGAACAACAAAAACAATTAGAGAGTACTCTATCATCAACAGAGGTATTTGAAGCCCAGATTAAGGCTAAGAATGATCTTAGAGACAAAGCTGAACAGACTTTTAATGAATATGTAGAAACATCAAATAAAGAAATTGATGGTATAGAAGCTGAAATCAGTCGTTTACAAAGACAATTGGTTAATAAGAAAGAAGAAGTAGAAACAAAACGTTTATCATACAAAGAGGAAAGAGAAAAATACGACAATGATATAAAAGAATTATCTAAGAAAGTAGATATTGATTTTATTACCAAAACCCGTGATGACTTGAATCTTCTTAATAAACGCATTGAATCCGGAAAAACAGTAATTGAAGAGATAGTAAAGGTAACATCCATAATGGAATCACTTGAAAAAGACAAAGCAGAATATGAAACCAAAGCCAAAGAAGCCAAAGAATTTGACAACAAGATCGAAACATTACGTGAAAAGAAAAAAGAAATTATCTTCAAGTCAAATAATATTCCGGCTGGTTGGTCACTGGATGATGATTTCGTTACTATTGATGGCATACCTTTTCTGGAAACCGATATTAGTAAGTCAAAAGCTACTAAAGCTATTGCGAACTTGATGATGAAGATTAATAAATCTCCTATCATGCTTATGGGTGATGCCGAATCATTAGGATTTGAAATACTCAATGAACTGGAACAACAAGCCAAAGAACACGGTAAGATTATGATATTTGCCGAACATCTTCGCTCTGCCGATGAATTGAAACTTGTATGTTATGATGACATTGAACACGAAGTAAAAACAGTAAAGAAAGAATTATTTTAATGAGTATAGGATTTAGAATAACAGTGGAATTTGATTGTCCAAATATGATTGATGAAGAAACATTTATAAAACTATTTTTGTCTGATCCGACTGCTGCTTATAAATATATATCAGACAATTATAGTGATAATCCTTCTAATTTTTCATCAGAAGAAAGAATAATTAAAATAGAATTGCTTT